GGAGATCTCTTCCTCCCACGACACTAAACGACGCACCCTTGCATATAGCGTGCCAAGGGTCATGACGGTTGCAAGTCGGTTTCGGCAGTTTCCCGACCGGCGATGCCCCAGCGGACGGCGGCCAGCAGGGCGAGGATTTCGCAGTCCATGGCGTGGTTGTCCTTCTTGCCCTGGGGAAGTATCCACATGGGCTTGCCGGTCCGCTTGTCCTTTACGCGCACCTCGGCGCTCAGCTGAGAAGCATACTCCTCGGTTGCGTCGATGGCATAGGTCCAGACGCGGCGAGCCCGCAGGCCGTGCAGGAGGTCTTTGCCGGCGGTGGCCGAGTGGACGATCAGGATGGCCCGCTGCGGGATGCCAGGGACGACGATGGACTGCTTCTCGGAATAGAAGCGGCGGGTCGTGTTGCCGGACTTGTCGGTGACGGCGAAGTCGTCGGAGCCTGAGCCCTTGGCCGTCTTCCAATTCCGCTTGGCCGTCTCGCGGTAGACCTCGGTCGTATTGTCGCCGGAGTCGACGAGCACCATGGCATGATGGACGCCGTGCTGTTTGGCGAAGGCTTCGACGTTGCCCCATGAGTCGATGCGGGCGAACGCCATCAGACGGCTATGCCCGGTCTTGGCCCATCGGCGGACCGTCACCCAGAAGTGGCCACGTTGGACGTCGACCCCCATCGTGCGGAAAGGGATACTCCCGGGCACGGCGTCCTTCTGCTCGACGACGCGGGCCTTCGGGGTGATCGCGGCCTCTGCGTCCCAAGGGTCGGCCATCTTGTAGTTCGCGGCCTCCGCCAGCGCCACCATCTCGCCGCCCTCTTCGCTCCAGGGCATGGCCAGACGCTTCTGCTTGAAGATGCGCCGCGGTTCCTCGTCGCCGTATTGGTCGACAGACTCCTTGGCCTTGAGCATCAGCACGCCCAGTTCGCCCCAGCTCATCGTCGCTAGGCTGTTCCAATGCAGGCCGATGTGCCCGGAGTTTGCGGCGACCGATGTGGCTACAAAGGTGCCACGCGCGTTAGCCTCAATGCGGCTGGCGTTCGTGTCGGGCAGGAGCGTGCGGCAGGCAGCGCACTCGTAGGTCGTGCCGACGCTGACCTTGTGCAAGTCCCACGTGCCGGTGGCCTTGGCATCCTCGGGGAACCTGATCTGTTCCCAGACCCACGGCTGAAGGTGGTCGCACTTCGGGCACCTCATGTTCCAATCACGCTGGTCGGTCGTCTCGTGCAGCTGATGGAACTCCTGCCCAGCCCTTCCGCCCTGGGATAGGAAGATGCGTTTGCCCATCCATCCGAACGCCGTCACGCGCGCGCTCAGTTCGGCCAAGTGTCCGGGAGGAGCCATCCAGCACTCGTCGGCGATGGTGTAACGCAGGGACAGGCGCTGAAGGTTGGCCTCGTTCCAGATGCCGCGGCAGTAAAGCGTCATGCGGTCGAAGTCCGCCGTGGTCGAGCGGTCGAGGTCGTCGCCCGAAAGACGCGCCTTCACCGGCGGGCAGTTGTTCCAGACCGGGCGGAGATAACGCAAGGCGAAGTCCTTGGCCTCGGGGTCAGTGGCCTGAAGCACCATCGTCGGCCCAGGAGCGTTGGCGATGATGTGGCAAGTAAGCAGGCGGGCAAAGAGGGACTTGCCCGACTGGATGCTGGCGAGGACGGTGAGGAGTTTGGTCTCGGGATCGGCGGCGATGCGTAGGGCCTCGGCGACCCACGGCGTGCGCTCGGAGCGGAACGGCCCGGGCATCGGCGAGTCAGGGATGGCGTGGACGTTGGACTCGAGCCACTCGACCACGTCGCCCGAGTCGGACGGACGCAGCACGTCACGGCCTACGCGGAGGAGGTCAGCCTTGTTCATGCAATAGCCCCCCGCCGTTGATGGCCTCGGAAGCCTTGCGGAAGTATTCAGGGTCGAGCTCAATTCCGATAAACTTTCGCCCCAACTCTCGGCAGGCTATGCCGGTGCTACCCGATCCAAGGAAGCAATCAAGGACAACGTCGCCAGGGCGTGACGATGCCTCGATGATGTGCCGTAGTAGTTTCTGGGGCTTCTCACAGGGGTGCTTGCCCTTGTAGCCTTGCACGGTTTCAAACGTCCAGACGTCGGTGTAAGGGACGGACGATGAAACGGAGAAGGGACGCCGGAGGTCTTCGTAGTCCTTGCGGAGGTATTCGTAGTCCTTGCGGAGGTCTTCGTAGTCCTTGCGGAGGTCTTCGTAGTCCTTGCGGAGGTATTCGAACGAGCCTGACTTGTTGAACAGTTCACGCATGGACTGGTAGTGCTTCTCGGTCGGCAATGCCCATTGAGACTTTGAAAAGTAGTGGCTGGCCGTCGTGCACTTAAGGGCCTCGCAGATGGTCTTGGTCGTATGCCCTGCCCTGTCACGTTCGGCCACAAGGTAAGAACGCAATGGCTCAAACAGAAAGCCCCGCAGTTCGTCGCACTTGGCCATGTATCCGGCCTCACCCTTCGCCATGTTGTCGGCACCATAATGCTCGGCGAAGATGATGCGCTCTTGTTCCGTGAAGAAACTGCGAAGGTCTGCAACGCAACAGCGTCTTGCGATGCTCCCTCTTTGCGTATGGTTCTTAGCCCATACGATAGCATTTAAAACCCTAAACCTCTCCATGATCTGGCACTCGACCCGGGCGGCCATCTGAGGAGAGGCGAAGCAATAAAGCGATCCGTTAGGCTTGAGGATGCGTTGCCACTCTGCGGCGATTGCATCAAGCCACTTCAGGAACTCGGCAGGCTTCTCCCACTGCCTGTCCCATGCGTCGGACTTTACCTTGAAGTAAGGCGGGTCTGTCAGGATAAGGTCGACGCTCCGGGCTGGCAGTTTGGCCATCTCGGTAAGGCAGTCTCCGTTGATTAGTTGAGGTGTCATTCGTCAGATGAGAGGTCGGCCTTGACGCGGCGCACCCAAGCCTCGAGAACTTTCACCGCCTTCGCCGGGTTCTCGGGGTTACATCCTTCTGCGACATCGAGGGCTAACTTGTCGAGGCGGTTGACGATGCCGGCGGTCATGTCGCGCATGGCCTCGGTCGCTTCCTTCGCGGAGATGAAGTCTCGGGCGAGGATGACGCGGCGTTCCTGTTCGGCCTCGAGCTGCACGAGCGAGCGCAGGCTGGCGTTATAGGCTGACTGGTATTTGCCCTGGTTGGTGTCCCCTTGTTCCATGGCCGCCTGCCAGACTCCGCGGGCCCGACCCACTAAGGCCCGGTGCTCTTCGATGGTCGAAGACAGGGAGCCGTCGTCGAGCTGATCGGGTGGTGTCGGAGCAAGCCGCACCCGGGCGTCTTCCTGCGATTGCCTCCAAGCGGTGGCGGCCTCGACTGAGTCGATGGGCATACCCTTCTTGACCAGGATAGAGACGCGCTGGCGGGTCAGGCCAAGGGCTTCGGCAATCTCAGTTTGGCTGGGCATCGTTCTGAACGGTGTTAACCCACCAGACTAGTTGGGACATCTTGATGACTGGGATGCCATAGGACAGGCACTCGGTGACGTAGAAGGCGGCAGGCTCGATGTCGTCCGGCAGCAGGACGCAGACGAAGCGCTTGTTTAGGTGCTTACGATAGACAAGGCACTGAGCTAGGGCGGTAAGCATACCTTGCGACGAGCATTCTTTCTTAGTCTCGATTGCCCAATTATAGCCGGCCAAGTCTGCCCGCATCTGACAGCCAGGAACCTGCACCTCGCGCTGGATGTGGCGAGCGTGCATGATATTTGCGTCCTTGAGCATCTGCTCTGCTTCGATCTGCATATGCAGTTCTGACCCGTGCGACCTTGAATACGAGCGATCGTCCCACTTGGACTTATTCGGGCTAGGCTTGAACTTATGAATAAGCACCTGGTCTCGCTTACACTTGTCGTAAACACCTGCTTTGCTGATGGCCCTTCTGACCACCTCGCGTGAGTGCGTAAAGTCAAAAGCCTTACGCGTTGAGTGGATAGTTCCGCAGCGCTTGTACGCTTCGACGATTGCCGCGTCTCGCTTGGCCTTTTCGGCCCGGGCGGACTCGGCGAGCTGCCGGGTTTTCAAATCACAGGGCTTCATTGTCAACAGGCTGTTTTGTCGTGGTGACCACGTAAGAAAAGGTCGTGCTCTTCTCT